GTGGTCACGTATTTCAGTACAGAAAAACGCTACGCGCCAAACTGACTACAAAGAAGATAAAACAAGTTTTACCTGCGGATGGTCTAGGGTGTGTTGTTGAATTGGTGGGCATTAGCAGCAGGTTTAAATGTATGCGACATCCTGATGAGTTTGAAAGTTATGCCAGAGTCCTGCAACACGGCATGGGATTTATTTTTTACGGCTTTTGTGAAACACACGAGCCAGATAGTTGGAGAATGGTCTAGTGCCTAAAGCAGTAATATCAAACCGTATTTACATGGATAATCCTGGTGTAGAACATACCAAAAAGATTATTAGTGCACTTACGTACAAAATCAAAAAATACACTGGTGCTAAAAAGTTTAGTCCCATAGAAACTATCAAAAACTACAAAGTGTTGCCAAAAGGTATCTTGTCAATTCCGCAAGGCAGACTAGACTTAGTGCCCGAAGATTATGAAATCATTGATAAACGAGTGCTTGAGAATGTACCTTTCCCAACGCCTAAATTTGGTTTACGACCCGAACAGCAAGTTGTTTATGACCCAATCGACGACACCTGCTTTATCAATGCCCTTGTGGGATGGGGAAAGACTTTTACAGCCTTACACCTTGCACACAAGTTCGGACAAAAAACTCTTGTTATCACCCACACCGCAGCTCTCAGAGACCAGTGGTGCGAAGAAATTGAAGTCCTATTCGGGACGCAGCCCGGCGTTATTGGTGGTGGACGAATTGACCACGAAGACCACTTTATCACAGTTGCCAACATCCAAACCCTGGCTAAGCATAGTGCAGATTTGGCTAAGAGTTTTGGGACTATTATCTTGGACGAGGCCCACCACTGTCCTGCCACTACGTTTGCACAAACAGTGGATGCCTTTCACGCACGTTACAGAATCGCCCTTAGTGGTACAGCCGCCACAGTCGCATACACTAACACCCACAGTGCACATTGTTAAGTCAGGAATTACACTTAAACCTGGTGTGCCTTGGGTTGAAAAGGTTAGTGAACTACTAGAATCAGAAAAGTACCGGCAGTTTATTGCTGATCTAGCACAAATGCATATCGGTGCGGGTCACAGTGTGCTGGTTATTGCAGACAGAGTAGAGTTTCTACACAAAGTAAAGGAATACATTGGTGAAGATTGCGCGGTTGTTACGGGCGACACCGAATACGAAGAACGACAGCTTGTTAAGCAGCAAGTCTTGTCTGGAGAGAAAAAAGCCATTTGTGGCTCCCGGCAAATCTTTTCAGAAGGCATATCTATTAACAGCCTTAGCTGTGTTATCCTAGCTGCTCCAATGAGCAACGATAGTTTACTAGAACAAATTGTGGGTCGTGTACAACGTATGCATGACGGCAAACTAGACCCACTAGTAGTAGACATTAATTTTGCTGGATATGCAGATAAAAAACAAAACAATGATAGACTTGCGCTTTACTTACGTAAAGGCTGGCAGGTAATAACGGTATGACAAATTTACACTTGTCAAGCGTTGGTCACTATGATATAATATAGTCTTAGCAACACATTATGGCCCTATTCTTCAACTTAGAACTACTGGAGTCTGAAACCAACTGTGACCCTAAATTAATGCTTTTAATGTTGGAACGGCACTTTAGCAAAAAACTAATACCGAAAAACCATCGCGACACAAATAATTACCGCAACCTTGTCGGACACAGTTTCTTGTTGGATGCCGCTTCACTTTTCAATGACCCCACGGATATAGCTTTTAAAGCACAGTATATTCGATTAGCAGGCCGGAGGGACTATAGCTTATACAGATTGTACAAAGTTACTTACCTAGACTTAAGTTATTTTAAAGACCTAGACTTAAACACTATTGCATTAAATCCCTTGCTCCAAATAAAACAAAACAAAATATATTTCAAATACGAGAACTAAACATGGCAATTTCATTTAAAAACACCAAAGGCAAAGCTATTTCCAACAAAGTTGAGGCTTTTGAGTACAAAGACGGCGAAAATACAGTACGATTGATTGGTGGTGTATTGCCACGTTACATCTACTGGTTAAAAGGCGCAAACAACAAAGACATTCCAGTTGAGTGCTTGGCTTTTAGTCGCGACAAAGAAAAGTTCGACAACATCGAAAAAGATCACGTTCCAGCCTTTTTCCCAGACTTGAAGTGCTCTTGGAGCTATACAGTTAACTGTATTGACCCAAAAGACGGCAAAGTAAAAGCCTTGAACTTGAAAAAGAAGCTGTTTGAGCAAATCGTGTCAGCAGCAGAAGACTTGGGTGATCCAACTGATCCTGATACTGGTTGGGATGTTGTTTTCAAGCGTACTAAAACAGGCCCACTAGCTTTTAACATCAGCTATGACCTTTCAGTGTTGCGTTGCAAGCCACGTAAACTAACCGATGCAGAGCGTGCAGCAGCAGCCGAAGCCAAATCCATTGATGAAAAGTACCCCCGTCCAACAGAAGCCGAAGTGCTGGCTCTATTGGAAAAAGTTACAACTAATAGCGAAGACGGCGAAAGCGGTGATGAATCCGCACAAGAAGCTGTTAAAGAACTAGGTTAATTAACACAAGCCCGTTAGATCTAAAAGGTTTAACGGGCTTTCTTATCTTATACATAATGAAAATACTTTTCACAGCGGATGTGCATATTAAACTAGGTCAAAAAAACGTTCCGCTAGACTGGGCTAAAAATCGCTTCCAGATGTTTGTTGAGCAGTTTGGTGAAATGCAAAAGAATGCAGACTTGGTAATCATAGGTGGCGATGTTTTTGACCGATTGCCAACAATGGACGAAGTAGAGCTTTACTTTGACTTTGTAGAGTCATTTATCAAGCCAACACTGATCTATCCAGGCAATCACGAAATGTTGAAAAAAGACACAACTTTCTTGACGCACCTAAAAAAGTCTACACACCGACTCAACCCGCTGGCGAGCGTTGTTGACGATTATTATGAAAATGTGGGTTTCGGCATAGATATTATTCCATACAACAAGCTAAAAGACTTTGAAAAACATGGTTGTAGCTTAAATAATCGGATTCTTTGCACACACGTTCGTGGCGAGATTCCACCACACGTTAAACCAGAGCTTGACTTAGCACTATTTGATCGCTGGAACGTAGTACTAGCAGGTGACTTGCATTCATATGAAAATTCTCAAAGAAATATTCTATACCCTGGTAGTCCTTATACTACTAGTTTCCATCGTTCCAGGGTTGATACCGGTGCTATTTTGCTTGATGCTGATAGCCTGGAACATACGTGGCTTAAATTCAACTTGCCGCAACTCATTAAGCGAACAATCACCGCAGACGAGACGCCAATTTCTACGGACTTTGACCATACCGTCTACGAAGTCCAGGGCGATATGCAAGAACTCGGAGAACTAGCCGATTCAGAATTGATTGCTTCAAAAGTTATCAAGCGCGATAGTGACTCAGCACTAATGCTTGAACCTGAAATGTCACTGGATGCCGAAGTACGTGAGTACTTAACTTATATACTAGAATTACCAGAACCTACTGTAGACAAAGTTTTAAAGGAAATGCAAAATCATGCAGAAAAACTCAGTTAAATCAGCGCAAGTGTGGTCACAAACCAACTGCCCGGCTTGCACAGAAGCCAAGCGTTTGCTAGATCAACACGGCATCCAAATCGAAGAACGTATGTTGGGTATCAACGGGTACACTAAAAAAGACTTAGTTGAACTTGTTCCGCACGCACGCAGTGTTCCACAAATTTTTCTAGATGGTGAGTATGTAGGCGGCTTGCAAGAATTAAAACGAAAACTCCTAAATGATAACAATAAAAACACTAGCATGGTCTAATGCCTTTAGTTACGGCGCAGACAACTTAATAGATTTTTCCAACGCACAATTAACACAACTGGTAGGCAAAAACGGTCACGGCAAGAGTTCTATTGCACTTATCCTAGAAGAAGTCTTATTCAACAAGAATTCAAAGTCAATTAAAAAAGCAGATATTATCAACCGGTATGTTGACGACAAACACTATGAAATCTCACTGGTGTTTGAAAAAGACGATACCGAGTACACAATTAAAACTCGCCGTGGATCAACACAAACTGTTAAGCTATATCGAGGTAGTAGGGACATAAGCGCACATACCAGCACACAAACCTACAAAGCTATTGAGGAAATCTTAGGGTTTGACCACAAAACTTTTTCGCAGATTGTTTATCAGTCAAACGCAGGTAGCTTAGAGTTTTTAACCGCACCTGATACAGCACGTAAAAAGTTTTTGATTGAAATCCTAAACTTGGGCAAGTACACTCAAGCACAAGAAGTTTTCAAAGAAACAGCACAAGAACTAAGCAAAGACATTGCTAAAGTGCAAGCACAAGTCTCAACAGTAAATAGCTGGTTAGACAAGTATGCAAAAACTGATTTAACTGAAAAACCGTTGCAACCAGTACCTACCATTCCAGATGACTTGGTAACTGGTAGTGCTGAACTGGAAACTCAGATTACTGGTCTTGATTCAATTAATAAAAAGATCACGCAAAACAATACTTACCGTCAAGTACA